ATTCGAGGATATCGTAATGTTTGTCAGTTAATAATGGTTCGCCTCCGGCAAAATAAAACTCCTCTATGGTATCAAAATGGGGTAAAAACTGTTCATACAGTGCATCATTGTTTGCTCCGCCAGCATAGGTAAAGATTTTTTCGCTGCCATGCTCCTGCGCCCAACTGCTCGAGTAAAGCGGACCACACGAACGGCACTTAAAGTTACAGATGTTGCTCCACCTTACGTCTAGATATCTCAGTTTAAAATCATCAACTGTGCCATCTGGGTTAGTATTCTTTACTGCATCGTCAATATACTTTGCAAACTGCTCGTTACTATGCTTGCGAAAACTGCTGTTGCCAGCATCTTCATCTCGATAGCATGCGGTGCACTGGCTGCATTTTTTTCCTGCCAGCATGTTTCTGCGCATTGTCTTGAAACTTTCATTGTTGAATACAGTTTCCAATTTACCATCCTGCACATTGCCCATTGACTGTTGCCAATCTCCAACGCAGCAGGGCAATACCGTTCCATCTGGATTTGAATATAAATGAATCCAGGGCAGTATGCAGAATGTCTTAGTTGGCACAGTCACGATAAAATTTCTCCAGTTCGGGGAATGTTTTTACGAAGTCCAAGTTTCTTCTTCTGTCATACTCGGTAAACCAATTGTAAAAGTCCTTTCTACCTTCAGCAACACGCTCGCCTGCGTAGTTGGTTGTTTTCATGTAGTCCACAACTCTGCGAAACTTTTCATATTCCAACACACTGAACTTGTTCCTGTCAAAATCATCCATGTTATCCTTAATAAATTGTAAATGCCTTTCCATGTAGGGCATGAATTCTTCCTTGGGTAGTATGTTCATGTCATACTGTAAGGGTTCTTTCAGATATGGTGTGTCGAATCTAATACGTTGCCATTTGGTTTGATTGTCACCGTTATACTTCTTGCGCCAATGTAGAAACTTCTCTAGTAGTTTATGAAAATTAGTTACAGTAAGGATATTGAAAGTAACCATGAACGTTAATGGCATCTTGGTTTTTGTCATGTAGGTATCAAAATTTCTTTCCCATAATTCCGTGTCCAATCCGGTGCGTATGTATTCTGCCTGTGGTCCCCACGTGTCCATGCTAGTGAATACCTTGAAGTCCTTGATGCAACCTTTTTCTACAAGGCTATTAACCTTGTCCGCAAAGCGTTCTATCAGTATGGGCTTGACTCCAAAGTTTGAATTAATGTTTAGTTCAAGGTTGGGCATTGGATTCTTTTCCAACTCGTCAAACATGCGCCACGTGCTCTGCTGTAGCAGGGGTTCTCCTCCGGTAATTCTTAATATTGTAAGAGTCTTACGAAGTTCGGGCCACCACTTCCAGAACGCCTTCACGTATGGATTGTCCTCTTCATCGTATACCTTGAACCAGTCAATATCATTGCGATGATTCTTAACCATATCATAGGGACCAAAGTCCCTAATCTCCTTGTGGTATGATGAACTGTGCTTGGGATGGCAGTAGCCGCACTTAAAGTTACACTCATTACCGAATGATATTTCTACATACTGCGGATTAACATCAGCCATAGGGTCTGCCTTAATTGCAGCAAATCTGTCCTTAGTATAGATACTCGCATTTCTTTCCTTCCTATCACTTATGTAATCCTTGCCCATGCATTCAATGTTCCAACAGTATTGGCATCCGCTGGGTTTCTCTCCGTTTATCATAGCCTGCCTCTCGGCTTTCTTTTGTGGTGTATTATGCAGTTGGCTAGGATTCTCTTCGAGTCCCTCCAGCGGAATCTTGTGTGGAGCAGGATGATAGCACGAATGCGTTTCTCCAGTCTGCAGGTATATTGTTGTGTGATGCCATTTTGCCATGCAGAAGGTTGGAGATATTTCATCCATCATGGGTTCAAAGCTCTGTATTCTTTCCTTATCCTTCATTGAACCTCTCCCTTAACCATTTAAAATCATTTATTCTGTATAGTGCTTCCGTATCGTTGCTGTGCTTCGCTCCATACTCTCTGCCTTCCTTGGCTCCTCTAATCGCATGCTCACCATGGGGTTTGTCTTCACCAACCGTGCACCATACATCCAATCTTTCCGCAGTTTCTGTATCATCCTGCCTGTCAATGGTTCTGCTTGACAGTTTCACGCATTCTCTAAACGCACTCTTCCAAGCAGTGAACGGATCCGTGTTGATTACCGTCGAATTTGCAACAGTATCCATTGGACGGAAACTGTCCGATATGCTGGTAGTCATGTCAGGCTTTGAAGTATCCATGTCTATGGTAAGTTGGCGTGGAAACAGTTTTACTCCACCATATCCATACTCCAAATCGTTGACAGGGTTCCTGCTGCGCCAAACATACACGCTCTTTCTCGCATTGAAGTCGTAGTATGGTATCTGCATGTCAAATTTAAAGTCCTCAACCACATCAGCATCCGCATCAACTATGTAGAACATTTCCGTGGTTGCTTGCTTGGCTGCTTCTATGTGTGCTTGGTGTATGCCCTTGACATCACGTGTCCACCGTGCGTATGGCACACGACCCAATAATTTTTTATAGTTTGCTTCGGCAAAATCTTCCTTGTAGGATATGAATGCAACATCATAGGGTTGAGGGTGGCTTGCAACTATGTCCATTTCCTTCTTGTTGGTAAAGAAACGATAGTCCCATTCTCTCTGTAAAACTTTTGCATTCTTGGGAAATAGGCAAACTCCATCATGATACTTGCCATTCTTGAACACGTGTATGTATTTGTCATCCCATTCCGGTATCTTGTAGCCCAAGTCAAAGTCTTCATTTAGGTTAAGATTGTCCCAAACTGCCCAGAAGTGCTTGGTTAGTGACTTTTCCGCTACCTTCCTAAATGTGTCACAGTGTTCAACCTTTTGTGCATTGGGAAATCTCTGCTTGAACTTGCTCCAAGCATCATCATCAATTGTTTCACCGCTGACAAGAAATACATCATACATAAGTTTGACTATAGTAGGTTGTGCCCATGTTGATTGCTTCGTTGTATAATTTTAGGGTATAGCGGCTCATTTGTGCATCAAGGTTAGGATAATCTATTCCCAATTGGTTGCGTATTTCGCTGCCTAGTCTTTTTACTTCCTGTTCCAATCCAAATCCATCCTCGTAGTCCTTGCACTGTTCGTTATACAGTTCTCGCAAACACTCAAAATCTCTTACCTGCACGTGATCCCAGTCAGTGCAGTTGGTAAGGTATGTTCCCAACCTCGCTCCGTATATTGCAAACAAACCATTCTCAACGTGGCTACCCACTGTGCTCCACATTCTCAATCTATGCATGTTGTGCCACCATATACGCTTTTCAATTTCCTGTGGCGGAACTTTTAGTCCACCATCCAGCGTCATCTTGACTCCTTCTCGGAAACCCGCACGCCATGCCATGAATGGATTATAGTTTATGATTGTGTCACTATATGTCTTGGGAAAGTTTCTATATCCCGTTTCCCAACAAAAGTCTACCTGTGCTCTTTCACTGTCTGAATTTTCATGAGTCTTCATATTCTTTACGTGTTCGACATTCCACAGTTTCAATCCACCGTTGCCGTATCGCAAGCCATTAACGTTGTTGCGTCCGCACCAACTGTATGCCTGGATATCAGGATTATCCATGTCTATCTCAACATCAAAGAACTCTGGATACACAATGTTATCAGCATCAACGGTTAAAACCCAATCAGTTTCTGATTGTTCTGCTGCTGCCTTGTGGGCGTGATCCGATCCCTTTACTCCGTGTATGCGCTTGGCCCACGGAACCTTGTTGCATAGATCCGCATAGTTTTCCTCAGCATTTGGTTCGTCATAGCTCAGGAAGAATACGTCAAACTCGATTACTCTTTTCATCTTTCCTCAATCATGTAGTTCTTGAATAGGCGCCTTGTGTACACGCTAAAGAATCGGGGAATGTTTAGTTCCTTTAATTCTACCTTCTTGCCAACCAAGTCACCTACCTTAACGGTAAAGTTATCCGTGATAACATTAGGATCGTTATAATCCGTTACGGTAAAGTCCAATTCGGTTTCGCCATCCCAGAACATCTTGCGCCTTGCGATGTCAACGCCCTTTTTCTGCTTGTAGGTTCCACCATATTCCTCGCTTAGTTCAACAGTCATGGTATTTGTCTTGCTATTGTGTTCGAGGTAGATGTCTGGCTTCTTGATGTCCGAATACTTTCTTACAATTATTCTATGCAATACATCATCTATCTTGTATAGATCCTTGCGTTCAACTATCTCAAGTTCTCCCTGTTCAGGATCAATGAAACACTTGCTCATCTTGATTTCACCCGAAATTATTTTTTCAGCAGTGTCTGATTCCAATTGAATGGTACTCTTGTATTTTTTATCATTTACCGTGTGATTAGGACCAACAGCCAATACCTTACCTGTTTCAGGGTCAAACGCAGCATTATATACTATCGTTTCAGGCTCGTAGGTTTTAATCCACTCGTCAAAATCAGGAAGTTCTAATTGTTTTTCTTCCATGCTATTTCCTCCAATATGTTTACTGTTTCCAGCGTTACCTTTTCCTTGTTAACATAATGAACTATATCATTCTGTTCAAAGTTACCAAGTTTTAATTTACCTTTCTTATTAAAATAGAATCCTATGTGATCGTAGCAATCCTCAGCAGCATAGGGCCAATTCTGTATCATTCCCTTCATGTGTATCACCCTAGGAAACTCTAATGGATAGGCAATCTCATCAGTGATGTCCAATATCTTGCTTGCCAATGCGAATGCTTCATCCGTACCGACAATCTTTGGCTTGTATTCTGTAAGAAAATTGTTTGCATATAATTCAGGTTTCTTTATGATTTCTCTCTGCAGATTAAAAAATTCTCTTGCGGTGTGGCTATTTTTAACAAAAAATGTGTAAAAGGAATATAAATTAGGTAATTCGTTTGCAGTGAAACATTTTCTATAATAGTCACCAGTGACTTCTTCTCCCCTATAGGTATAGGATTTGTTGGCAATGTATAGTTCACTATTTTTAATAAAATATTCAGCCCAGTGACTGTAATCTCTTAGGAACAACATGTCAGCATCCAAACATACTGTGGCATCCCATGGAGTAAGGACATCCATGTAGGATCTACCATCCCAATGTTCAGCACCATCCCATTCTATTATTTCATCAAACACCCAAGTTGAATTAAAGTTTTTAATTCTATTCTTGTCATTGATTACAAGTGCTACCTTGTCATATCCTTCCCTTTGTGTGTTCTTTATGCTTAGGGCAAGTGCATAAGCCAGTTTTGCATAATCAGTATCCTGTTTGTCGCTCACAACTATTAAATATCCAAACGTCATTGTGCCAACTCCATTAATTTGTCATAATTTCTCATTATGCTGAATTTATTCATTACATGAACATCCTTGTTTGCAACACTAGTTGCAACATAATTGTCACCATTGTTCTGTGCTATAAGGAATTTTAATTTACCGTCCTTTACATCAACCAGTATGTCTCTGTCGGCAGTTGAAAATATATTAGGAAGGGCATACTCATCAATATTTTGATAACCATTCATAATGTGTTTGGCTATGCTAAACGCTATATCATTTCTAAATAGGAGAGGATTGAATCTGTAAACATCACTATACATCTTGTATTTTGTTTTTATGTGCTCAACTAAATCAAAAAAAGTTTTTGTGTTTTCATTTTTTGTAAACATCACGGTTGTTGCCCACAGCATTTCTATTCCAGTTTCGGAAATATGAGTATCAAGATACCCGATTCTTTCCTTACCCTGTATGTCATTATATCTTGGACTTATCAATAAATCCTCATCAGCATCCCAGTAGTCGGAAAGATTGTTTGTTAGAGTAAGATAATCCGTGTCTATCATCAGCGTTCTTTCATAAGGAGTGTGATCCCAGACGCTAAATCTGTTGCCGTTAATGAAAGGAGCAGGAGTTCTATTGTTACCGTCAAAATAATTCTTTATCTTCGAACCTTCTGCTGGACGTTGAGTAATAATAATTTTATCAAAAGTATCACCCATTATTTTTTCTATACCTGATTCCTTCGCCCAATCAATCGTGGAAGGATCCGTTACAAGCGAAACAGGAACATCAAGATTTTTATTTGCTAGTTTAGCGGCTAGTATAGCCATGCGGACATAATCAATCTGGCGGTTGTTGTGAGCAAATAATACAATACCCTTGCTCATGCTAAACCTCCAAGAGAGTA